ATTAATTTATAAATGAAAAAATATATAACTCAAATTGTTATACTCTTAGGAACTATAGGATTACTATGGTTCCTTTTAGTTCATAATGATATTTCTTCATCAGAAGCTAAATATCAAAAAACTATTGATTCATTAAATATTGAAATAGGAAAAAAAGATATTAAAATAACATCTTTAGATTCTACTAGACATATTTTAGATTCTTTAGTAATTTTAGATAAAGCTAAATTAGCTAATATAGCTAAAAAAGCTCAACAATATAAAGAACAATATGAAAAAGAACATAATCGCATCAATAATATGTCTGATGATGATATCATCAGCGAGTTCACAACAGCGTTTAACTGATTCAACAGTAATAGTCCCTATTAAATCATTAAAAAACGCTCTTTTAGTTAAAGTTGAAAGAGATAATCTTAAAAAAGAATTAGTTATTTCTCGTGATTCAATAAAAGCTATGGACACTATTATTTTTAGAAAAGATATTATAATTAGTGTTTTAGACTCTACTCGTATTGTTTTAGATAGTAAAGTTAAAGATTTGAATAGAGTAATTATAACTAAAGATGATATTATAAATGAAAAAAATAAAAAAAATATAAAATTAAATAATACAATTAAAAAATTAACTGGAGCATTTATGATTTCAATTGTAAGTTTTATTATAGTACTTTTATGAGTGAACAACAACCCCAAGATATCAAAACTTTAATTAGACAGGAGTATATTAAATGTGCTAGTGATCCTGTTTATTTTATGAAAAAATATTATTGGATTCAACATCCAACAAGAGGTAGAACCCAATTTAATTTATACCCATTCCAGGAAAAAGTATTAAATTTATTTCAAGATAATAGTTACAATATAGTCAATAAATCTAGACAGTTAGGTATATCAACATTGGTTGGTGCTTATACTTTATGGATGATGTTGTTTCAAAAAGATAAAAATATACTTTGTATAGCTACAAAACAAGAAACAGCAAAAAACTTAGTAACTAAAGTTAAATTTGGTTATGAAAATTTACCAAGTTGTCTCAAATTAAAGCAGTATCAGCAGCTGGTGACTCAGGTCGAAGTGAAGCAGTTTCATTATTAATTATTGATGAAGCAGCATTTATTGATAATATTGAAGAAATATTTGCTAGTGCTCAACAAACATTAGCTACTGGTGGTGGATGTATAGCTATATCTACACCTTATGGTACAGGTAATTGGTTCCATAAAACATGGACTAAAGCTGAGGCTAGAGATAATAGTTTTTTACCAATTAGATTACCATGGACTGTACACCCAGAACGAGACCAAAGATGGAGAGATACACAAACTGCTGACTTAGGACCTAGATTAGCCGCCCAAGAGTGTGATTGTGATTTCAGTACATCTGGTGATACAGCTATTGAACCAGAAATATTAAATTGGTATATAGAAACATATCAAAAAGATCCAATCGAAAGAAGAGGTATTGATGGTAATTATTGGATTTGGGAACACCCAGATTTTTCAAGAACATATGTAGTCACAGCTGACGTAGCTAGAGGTGATGGTAAAGACTTTTCAGCTTTTCATGTTATTGATGTAGATTCAAATACACAAGTAGCTGAATATAAAGGTCAATTAGGTACTAGAGATTATGGTAATTTTTTAGTAGGAGTAGCATCTGAATATAATGATGCTTTATTAGTAATTGAAAATGCTACTTATGGTTGGGATGTATTACAAACAGCTATTGAACGAGGATATAGAAATTTATATTACTCTCCAAAATCAGATATGGCTTTAACTAATGTTGAAATGTATCTTGATAGATATGAAAATGGAAATGGTATGGTTCCTGGATTTACTAATTCTCTTCGTACAAGACCGCTTGTTATCTCAAAACTTGTTAGTTATATTCACGAACGTTCAGTTACAGTACAATCAAAGAGATTGTTAGAGGAATTTAGAACATTTGTTTGGAAAAATGGTAAAGCACAATCTATGGATGGTTATAATGATGATTTGGTTATGAGTTTTGGATTTGCTATGTTTTTACGTGATACAAGTTTACGTTTTAAACAAACAGGTATTGACTTAGCTAGAGCTAGTCTAAACAGTATATCTAGTGGTTATATGCCTGTTATGTCAAGTAACTATTCACCACATAATGTTCATAATGATCCATGGACAATGGATGATGGTATGGGAGGAAAAGAAAACTTAAACTGGCTTATAGGATAATAAATATTTATATATAAATGGCAAATACTTCTTTATTTGGAAGACTACAAAGACTATTCTCATCTGATGTTGTTATTAGAAACACAGGTGGAAATCAGCTATCCGTTATGGATACTGATAGAATTCAATCTTTAGGTGTTCTACAAACAAACTCACTGGTTGATAGATTTCAAAAAATATATACAACTTCAGGTCCTGGAATTTATAATTTAAATTCTGCTCAAAACTATCAAAACATTCGTGTTCAGTTATATGCTGATTATGAATCAATGGATACAGATGCTATTGTGTCTTCTGCACTAGACATTGTTTCAGATGAATGTACTTTAAAAAACGAACAAGGTGAAGTTTTACAAATTAGATCAAGTGATGAAAATATTCAAAAAATTCTTTATAATCTATTTTATGATGTATTGAATGTTGAATTTAATCTTTGGTCATGGACTCGTAATATGTGTAAATATGGTGATTTCTATTTGAAATTAGAAATAGCTGAAAAATATGGAGTATATAATGTTATTCCATTCTCAGTATACACAATGATTAGAGAAGAAGGAACCGATCCAGCCAATCCAGCTTATGTTAGATTTAGGTATGATCCAACAGCTGCTACCGGTGTAACAGCTAATTATGCTTCTTATTCTGGTCAAGATACAGGTATTCTATTTCAAAACTATGAAATGGCTCATTTTAGATTAATTAATGATGTTAATTATTTACCTTATGGTAGATCATATCTTGAACCAGGAAGAAAATTATTTAAACAGTATGTATTAATGGAAGATGCTATGTTAATTCATAGAATTGTACGTGCCCCAGAAAAACGTGTTTTTTATGTTAACGTAGGTAATATCCCACCAAATGAAGTTGAAAACTATATGCAACGTATGATGCAAAAAGTTAAAAAAACTCCATTTATTGATCCTAATACTGGTAATTATAATTTAAAATTTAACATGCAAAACATGTTAGAAGATATTTATATTCCTGTTAGAGGTGGTGATTCAACAACAAAAATTGACACTGCTAAAGGTTTAGAATATAATGGTATTGAGGATGTAGCTTATTTAAGAGAAAAATTATTTGCTGCTTTAAAAGTACCTAAAGCTTATTTAGGATATGAAAAAGATTTAAGTGGTAAAGCTACATTAGCTGCTGAAGATATTCGTTTTGCCCGCACTATTGAACGTATTCAACGTATATTATTAAGTGAACTTACTAAAATTGCTCTAGTACATTTATATACTCAAGGTTATGATAATGAAAGTTTAACTAACTTTGAATTAAATTTAACAACTCCATCTATCATTTATGATCAAGAAAGAGTTGCTTTAATGAAGGAAAAAGTTGCTTTAGCTAAAGATATTCAAGAAACATCTTTATTACCTTCAAATTGGATATATGATAATATTTTCCACTTTAGTGAAGATCAATTTGATGAATATAGAGATTTAGTAGCTGAAGATAAAAAACGTACTTTGAGACTTAAACAAATTGAAGAAGAAGGTAATGATCCTGCAGAAACAGGTCAAGTATATGGTACACCACATCAATTAGCTAATGCTTATGGTAAAGGTAGGTATACTACCGCTAAAGATGTACCTCCAGGATTTGATGAAAATGAGCCTAATATTGTAAACATGCCTGGTAGACCTCAAGATAAATCATCATTTATTAACACTCAAACAGATCCTTTAGGTAGAGATAGACTAGGAGTTGACTCTATGAAGGGTAAATATAAAGATGATGAAGAAATTAGAGAAACTATTAAACGATCTATACCAGCGGCTTCTATATATTTACAAAATAAAGATATGTTTGGTGGATTACCTAGAAAAACTGATATGTTTAAAGGAAGTAGTTTACTAAATGAAGAAAATATCCGTGAGGAACTAAAATAAGTATATATTTATAAGTAGTATAATTATACCTTCATGACAATTAAACACTCGAAGTATAAAAACACTGGGGTTCTTTTTGAGCTTTTGGTCAGACAAATTGCTTCTGACGTTATGGCTGGAAAAGAATCATCTGCTGTTAAGATAGTTAAAAAGTATTTTACTAATACAGAACTAGCTAAAGAACAAAAGCTATATCATTCTGTATTAAATAGTGATAAATTAGATGAATCAAAAGCTGATTTGTTACTTAATACTGTATTAGATTTATCTCTTAAATTAGATGAAGAAAAAATTAATAAAGAAAAATATTCATTAATTAGAGAAATTAAAAAACATTATGATTTAACTAATTTTTTTAAAAATAAAATAAATAACTATAAAACATCAGCTGCTATTTATACATTATTTGAAATTAAAAAATTAAAATCTTTTACAACCCCTGATCAAATCTTAACTAATAAAATAACTTTATTAGAACATATAACAAAAAGTAGTGTAAATTCTGAAAATGTTGAAAATACAATTATTCAAGAATTTAAAACTCAAGATAAAGATATTCGTATATTAACATACAGAATATTAATTGAAAAGTTTAATAACAAATATTCCAATTTATCTGATAAACAAAAATTAGTTTTAAAAGAATATATTAGTAATATTTCTAATGTTGATTATTTAAGAAGATTTGTTAATAAAAATTTAACTGAGATTAGAGAAAATTTAGTTAAATTAAAGAGTAAAGTTGATGATAAAACAGTTGAAATTAAATTGCAAGAAACTATAAATC